ACGCCGCCTTCCAGTCCGGCAACAGCCTGCTGGTAGGCACCGCTGCCACCAATCCGCAGCACGTCGTTCATTCGCTGGTAGATCGAATTCCGGATGTCGTTCACGGCCGCCTTGGCGAACGCGGGAATCGGTGTCACGGCCTTGCGGCTGTTGAAGTCGCCTTGCTCTTCTCGGGTGCTGAACTGCTCCAGGAACCGGTCGCGGAATTCGTCGCCGCCGCGATACGTCAGCCGCCACTTCTCCCAATCCGACATGCAGGACAGGTAGTTCGGGTGCCGACTGTCGATGATGTTATGCGAAGGTCGTTTCATCGTGTCCGTGCCGGACGGGCGAATGCGTGCGGCGTAGTTGGGTTGGAAAGTTGATTGAAGCGGGTGTGACCGCACATCGAGATGAACTGCCCACTTCGTTACAGGAACGACTTGATGTCTTGGTTGGTCTCTCGCGCCGCTACCAGCGGCAGAGCGATTTCGGCGTAAGTCCGGGCGTGGGCGAAATGGTCGGGGCCGGTCGAAACGAACGTGGCCACCACGTCATTGCCGCTCTTGGTTTGCTGATCCTTCTTGGTCTCTTTCTTCTGTCGCTCGTAAGTCCGCACGGGCGCTTTTAGATGCTCTTGGTATTCATGCGAAATGTCGCGCGGCAGGATGATCCGTCGAGGTTGGCGGAACCGGCCCAAAGAAGCACTGAGCCAGTTGGTCCGATCGACCGTCGCCAGCGGTGCTCCATCGTCGTCGTCGGTGATCGAGATTTCCTTGGCCGTCACGCCCCGCCGGTACCGGCATAGCCACACGTAGCCGGGGAACCGTTTGGCAAACCGCCGCGCCTCCATCGGCCACGGGTCGGCGTCGATCACGCAGGCCAGCACTTGCCACTCCCGCATCAGTTCGTCGAGCCGCTGGTCCCACTCGTTTTCGTAGAACTTGCCCTCCCACAAGACCTTGGCCGTCGCCGCTACGTTCAAGTCCTGCGAGTAGCGATCGAAGAACCACTCGCAAATCTCGACATAACTCCACTTGCCCTGGTCGACACCCATCGTGATGATCCGCTCGCCGCCGATCTCCGGCCGGACATCGTCCTTCGTGTGATTGCGGACGCAGGCAGCAAGATCGTCGTCGGTAACCTTGGCCCCGTCGCCGATAAACGGGAGACCGAGTTTCGAGTTGTGGAATTCCTTGTTGGCCAACTCGTCGCCGAAGCCGCGAAAATAGGCCACGACCAATTCGCCGGGCGTAACCGTGAAACTGTAGAGTTGGTTGACATGAAACCCGCGAATGTCCGGGTTCGCGTTCTTCGCCGTCACATTCCACGTTCCCGTCCCCAGCCACTCCGGCTTCGTCTCGTGAACGAGCCGCCCCTTGCATTCCTTGCACTTGAGGAACGATTCGTGACACCGAACATCGGCAACGTGCTCGCCGATGATCTCGATGCAATCGGGCCACACGAACTCGGTCCACCTTGAACAGCACGGGCACTGGAACACAAAGTGTTCCTGCGTGCTCGTCATGTAGAGCTTGTGGATGCCGTAGTTCGGAATGGTCGGTGTCGAGATTCCCCAAACGTGCTTGTGGACTTGCCCCGAAAGCCGCTCCAAGGCAAGCCAAATCTGCTTCTGGTCCATTTCGTCGACCTCGTCCAGGAACAGTTCCGAAACGGGAATCGACTTGAGGTTGCTGTCGCCACGCGAGCCACGAATGTAAAGCGTGTTGGCCCCGGCCTGTTTGAGGTTGACCGTATTCGTATCCGTGAAAATCTCGGCCAGCTTTGGGCTGAGCGCCAACGCAGTGGCAAACCGAGCCTTGCTGAAATCGCTGGCATTGAGCGAGGTCGGTAAGACATAGAGGACATCGCGTCGCAGTTTGTCGAGCACATACAACGCTCGGTTGATCGCAACTTCCGTCACGCCCGCCTGCGCCGACTTCATCGCGTAGTTGAACGACGCACTGGAGTCGTGCATCTCGCGGACCCACGGGTGGTAGGTCCACGAATAGGGGCCGGGAAACGGTTCGCCCATGACTCGACGGTTCGCCGCCCAACGTGAACAGCTTGTCAACGACCGGTCGGTCAGACCGTCCACAATGGACCGTTTCAGTTCGTCGATCAGGCTGCTCATTTACCGGTCTCTCGTCGGGAAATCGCACGCCCGAGAGGCAGACGACCAGTAGCAAGAAGGCAAGCGATGCTTGAAAGGCTGTTGCGTTCATTCGGACTTACTCGTGCGGTCTTGTGGTTTACTGTTGGGGCACTTCGGGCTTGGTTTCGGCTGGCTTCTTTACTGGCTTGGACTTCGGTGGGTCTTTCTTCGCTGGGGCTTCGCTTGCGGCTTTCAACACGAACGGTTCCATCCGCTCGTCCGGCTCGCCGCGAGCGTCACACAATTTGGCCGTCACTTCGATCTGGTTTTTGTGCATCCCCTTCGGGATCGCCACTTCCCACGTCGAATGGGAATCGTCCAGCGTCGTCGTGGTCTCGCCCTTTGGACTCTTCACCGTCACTCGCACCAGCGGGTGGGTCTGACTCGACGGCAGGTTCACTGTCAACACGTTCTGCATGGCTTGGTTCCTCGTCTTGTTCCTTGATGGATTGGATGATCTGGTCCAGGTCGTCCCGCAGTGTGTTGAGTTGCGGAACAGAAACGCCGGGGATGCCGGTCATCGCGTAGGTTTCCAGCATCCGAAGGTGGGCACCAACAGCCGTGCAGTCGCGTGACCAAAGGCCCGCACCTTGATCGCGAGTGAACTGTTCGGGCGTCACGACGGGGGTGGGTATGGGCGACGTTTTCTTCGTCTGCCCGCAACCAGAGCACGGCTCTTTCGTTCGAGCCACGTTCGTTCCCGGTTTCGGGCCGCGCTGGTTCATCGGATCGTTGCGAACGGCCATTGGTGCCTCCGTAAGCTAGAAGATGAGTTTGAAGATGAAGCGGAGGATTTTGATGAGCAGGAAGATATCCTCGGTCCGCTCCACTTCCTTGCCGTCTTTCAGGACGATGTAGGTCGGCAGTCGCCGGACTCCGTACTTGCGCACCAGGTCGGGCCGGGCGTCGTAGTCGATCTCGATCACTTCAACGCCTTGTCGCCGCAGGTCGGCCAGCTTCGGTTTGTCCCGCTGGCACGCTTGGCACCAGTCGGCCGTGAAGGCCAAGACCTGGTGCGAGGTTTGCGGCGTGGGGGTCGGACACGAACGGTCCGGTGCCTTCGGTGAGGGGGAAGGCGTTTGCACTTCGCACCCACAGAAGAGCACCAGGACCGTCGCGGTGAGAAGAAACCGACGCATCAGACCACCGCCGGCTTCACAGGGGAGGGACTTTCGACGGCGGGCTGAGTGCCGACGGGCTTGGCGGACTCCGCCAACTTGGCGGCAACATACGTCCGGCCTTCGGCGTTGCGGAGCTTCGCTTCCAAGACCCGCTCGAAGACGTGCTGGAATTCCTTGACGACGTGTTCCTCGCCGCTGAGGAACAACCGCGACAGGTCGCCGATCTTGTGAGACATGCCCGAATAGTCCCCGACGCTGTAGTCAACCAGGAATTCGGGCGTCTTCTGAAGGCCGTAGCTTTGCAGCACGGCGGCCAACTTGGCGGCACCGCGCCGACGGTCCTCGATCTCAGTGTCTTTCTGAAAGAGCCACTTCGCGCCGAGGAAAGTCACGAGCGGAAGCAAGACCAGGATGGCGATGCTGGAAGGGGTGAGTATCATTTGTGTACCTCGTTGAGAAAAGATGGTTGTCGAAGAGAACAGGGACGAAACGCGGGCCGAGCCTACTTGCTGCCCGAGGGGTAGTAGGTCTCTTTCCACTTGGCGACCAGGCCGGCACCCGCACCGAGTACGCCCAGTCCACCCAAGAGCCACCAAGGCGGCAGACCCGACGTCGGTTCGGGAGCCATGTCGGGCGGTCCCGTGTGGTCCAACGGCTGCGGGGCCGGGTCCGGCTGAGGCTGCGGATTCGGTTGCGGTTGAGGCTGCGGACCCGGACAACACCGGCGTCGGCGCAACAGTTCGCTACGGATCGCCTGATCGAGTGCGTCGGGCGACATGGGAATGTCCTGACCGCACACTTGATACTGCACTTTCCCATCGGCCGACTGAATCCGAACGCACGGCACTTTTCGCGTGCTTTTCGCGTATCGATCGCGGAAGATCGCCGTGGTCGTGGCGATCGGATGGAAGTGCGTCTGGGCCTTCAGGTGCTTCAAGCTCGCGTGCGAATCGAACCAGTCCTTGACGGTCTGATACCTCGCATCGCACGGATTTCCGACCACGCTGACGTGCCATTTCCCTTGGTCGGCGGGCAAGTCGATCACGCGCTCTTCGGCGTACTTGACGCCATACGCCTCGTCGGCCTTCAACTCGTCAGCGGAATCGTTTGCCCAACAAGGGCAGGCCGTGGCGACAATCGCCAACAGCATCAGGGAACACAAAACTCGGATCATCGGTCCCTCCAATCAATAGGGTAAGGGTGGAGCAGGGGAATATACCGGGCAAACTCCCCAGGAATTACTATTGAACCATTCAGCAAGAAACGTCTTGCGCGGAACCCACTTGATGCGGCGAGGGTCGT